TAGAAACTATACCTACTTTTTCACTCCTGGGACGAGTAGTGGATTTCGCCAATTTAACAACCACTCCCAGGGGCAATGCCATTTCTGTGGCCTGCACGGTCGGACGCCTAACAAGCGTGCTGGTAATATCGACAAGTGTTCTAGTCTGCGACAACCACCTTTGATTGGTAACCAAGGGTATAACAAGCAACAAATCCAAGACCATTGTGTGAGGTAGGAGCTCACATTGCTTGCGAGGGGCGAAATTAAGGGGGGACTGAAGAGTCTCACTGTAAGGCGCGACGGTGGAGCGTCTCACCGAGGTCACGGAGGACCTCGTTAAACTAATCTCCGGGTGTGGTGATCACAATCTTCACCACCCTTGGCCGGGCAAACAACCGTTTCACACACAACAGTTCACCATGGTCACAATCACAAGCGCAAAACGAGTTCTTGCAATCTCGAAAGGGTTGGTTACCCTTTCGTCCAAGCTATCAAGCACTGGAGAGATCACAAACACACGCTTGGGACTAGTTGCAGCTAGTTCCATCGCTGCCGGTACACTCGTTTACCGGTATGCACTACCCTGGCTTCAATCCGAGAACGCAATCTTGAGACAAGCTCTGGAAGGGGGTGGGTCAAACCCCGTGGACGTTGACTCAACTGTAGTTGAGCACCAGCCGGCACCTCAGAGAGAGGAGGTTCTGATGATCGGTGACGTGCCACTAGTCCTAACGGACGAAGTGGTACCGGTCGAAGCCGACGCACCAGTGAAGCGCCGTATCAGAAAGGGCTGCCGCGGGCAGTTCATTCGTGAAATGGTGGCCGCTGTGAAGTTGCGTCTAGGCACGCCACGATGTACCATGGCCAATCGCCGCGCCGTCCAGCGCGTGGCACGCGAGGAAATGCGTGAGTTTAATCTCCGCAAGACCGTCGCAGCATCGGTGATTCCACTGATCGTCGAGGCAACGTTTGTTCCCAGCAAGTGGGAGGTTCGTGCCGCGGAAGTCAGTAACAGCTGTCTCGCCCAAGCTCGCAAAGCCAAGATGGCTGTGCTGCTTGAGATGGCTGGTTTCACCACTGCTTAAAGCAGCTTGGGTGTTCTCTATGGGGAGCGTCATGTTACAACATTGACGCACCCGCAGCTGACCATGGAGATAGACACCCAGGCTGTGGCCCGGACGCGCCAGATCTACGTAGTAGAGGGGATCTCTGGCATTAAACGTTCGTTAAATTGTAACGATCCCGACATCAACACCCTTAACACAGCATTGCTGGAGCGGGTCTTCTACCACAAGGTCGATGGAGAGTATCGATTAGTTGTGGACCCAAACCCCGTAGTTGTCAATGGACGATTGCGCGGGTTCAGGAAGTCTCTTCTCGGACATCTCGGAAGTGCCTCCCCTGTTTCCCCTGAGCAGTTTGCTCAGATGTACACTGGACGCAAACGAACGATTTATGAGAAGGCGGTAGAGGATTACACTATCAACGGTGTGCGCAGACGCGACGCATACAGTGATAGCTTTGTTAAGTGCGAGAAGGTACCAGCAGATAAGGCACCAAGGTGTATACAGC